TTTATCAAACTTTACTTCTTCTGGATATTCGTTTGCGATATATTGATATTGATACCGATCCATTCCATACAAGGGTGAACTACCTGTATTATAGCTTTTTTTAAATTCTCTTGCCTTTGAAATACTACTAAAATGAATTGGTTGTAACGTTTGACCTTGTAATGTTTTAAATTTTGAATCTTCTTGTGAACGAGCATATAACGTAGGATTGAAGTCAATCTTTTCTTTATACTCTTTACCCTCGTGTATACCACGAACAAGTAATTTGCCTCTATGTTCAATAACGCTTTTATAAAAATTCACTTAAGGTTCCTCTTTTAAACGATTCTACATTCTTCTTATTATACACATAATCCTTTGATAAGTCAAATGGTATTTTGGTCGTTGTTGTATAGTCTTTTTCGCCTGGTCTTTTTATCTTCCATACTAAATCTTTACCCTTTGGATAGTTAGTTGTCCATTCTGTTGTAGATTTTTTTAACCATCTTCTATATTTTTTAGTCATAGGATAAATGTATCTAAATTGTTTACCTTTAACTCTACTTAATTTTAATTCTATTAATTGTTGAGGATTTGGTCTCATACCTACTTTACGATTTTTAGTGTTAGGTATTATTCCTTGTAATGTTCTTGGGTGTATCTTCTCACCTGTTTCTGAAACATATGTATCTGTAAATGAGAAACCACCATATAAAAAATTAGCAGCTTGATATACATAACCAGGTTTACCAACTAAACCATCTGCCCAAGTAAACAAATATTTTATAGTAGTGTTTTCTTTTAACCAAGATATTGCTGAAGATAGTAATTGCGATTCACTATTCCTAAGTAGTTTATCATCTAAGCACATCTTACCTATCTCGTAATAATCTTTTGTGTCTAGCTCTGGAAACAACTTTTGTATTGTATGTTTAGGTCTTGTACCCCAACCAAATGTAATCACACCAACTAACTCCTCATTATCAAAATAACCTAGATAGTGTTTTGTCAATCTAGGCATTACTGCTGAATAGTGTCTAGTAGAAACAAACTCTGCCGCAGTGTATTTGTTTACTATTTTTAATATCATATTGTTAAATATTTCCAACTATACGGAAACTCTTTATCACAGATTTTATACATCTCGTCTGCAACATCTCTGGTTTCTTTTTGTGTATCTGGTTTACATCTTAAATTACATACCCTAGAAAATGCGTATAATGTTCCTGACCAATACCATTCTGTCATCATTGATTGTGGTAATACCATTCGTGCTTGTTCTGGCGCCACACCTTTTGTTAACAAAGTATTATAAAGTATTAGACAACTCTCCATCGCTGTTTCCATATTATGATTGATTGTTTGGTCTAGTTTTATCTCACCATCACTACCTTGTTTAGAGTTCTTTGGTCGTCCTCTCCATGTTTCTGGTTTATATAGTTCTGGTGGAAAGTCAACATAACGCCTACTGACTTCATTCCAAGCTAATCCTACTTGATGTTTAACTAATTGTCTTGCGACAAAGATTGGTGCTTTAATTCTAAATTGTAAACTTGCGTGAGCAAAAGGTGACCAATGATTATGTTCTGCTAGATACTTAATAAGTTTCTCATCAGAAAAATCAAAACTTGCTTTAGTCTTTGAATAACTTACTCTAGCAGCATTTACTACTGTCAAGTCATTCCCCATTTTATCTACTAGTTCAACTTTTATCATAATTAAATTTTGTGATTATCCAATAAATGTACAACCAAACCATCGTGTTTCTTTTCTAATTGTATTTGACAAGCCAATCTACTTTGCATACGATCATAACCTTTTTCGTATTCAATTAAATCTGTTTCAATAGAACCTTGATTAGGTTGACCTACAAGTAAAGTCCAGTTTCTATCTACTATTATATGACAAGTAGCACAAGCACAACAACCTGAACAATCTGCTGGTATCTCATCAATAGGATTAGTAGAGTAATCTCTAGCCGCCTCCATCAATGTCATACCTTCGTCAACCTGGACAGGAATAATTTCCTCTCCTCTAATAAAATTAACAGTTATCACTATAATTTTGGTACTGAGTTTTCTGTAATTAGACCTGGAGCTTTTATAATACTACTAGTATTTTGTTCGTAAGATTTTAAAATCTCATCTTTTGGTTCTTGTGTTGAAATAATGTTCTCTGGTTTAATTGTGACTGTATCACTCTTACTATAAGGTGCATACAAAGTCATCATTAATTGAACAGGTTTTCCAGGGCCTTGTTGGTGTGGGATAATAACGAAAGCTTGTTTTAAACTTACGCCTTGGTCGTTCTCTCCTACTTTAGCGATTACATCTTCGCCAGTAGTCATTCTTACTATTTTCACTTCTTGCATAATATCTCCTATTTGTGTTATACTATATCATAAGTTGACTTGTTTGTCAATGCTTATTTTTCGTCATTGTCTTCTTTATCTGGTTCAAAACCAACTCTTTTATCTTTACCTTTTTTGTCAATCGGTTTTAATCGTTTACTCAATACAAATGTTCTATTAGGGTTGACACTAATATTCATTAATCGCATTAAATCTCTATTTACAAGTAAGTCAGAACCTGATCTAGGTCTTTGGTCTAAACCAATCTCTATATCTTTATATGTAAAACCATTAAATGTTAAATCCATTAATATAGTTGGTCTTGTTTCTGATGGCTCATCTGTTGCATTTGATCTAAACACTTTACTTGTACCATGTCTAGGTTTACTAAATGTTTTACCATTGTATTTCCATTTAATAATCTTACCATCTTCTAAAATTTCATCTGCGTGTAAAGCACAAGCTGCTGAACCATTACCTGTGTCAAACTTAACTCTTACTTTACCTACTTCATCTAACTCAACTGTTTCTAACCAACCAGTTTCTATAAGTGATTGTCTATCCCAATGAGCTCTATCGGAAATATAATCTACTACATTGGCCATCATCTGTTCACCATCTATTCTACCAGCTGGTTCTGCGTCAGAATAATAATCTCTGTGTTGATAACCTTCATAATCAGCGCCTGATCCAGGACTACCATTAATCTCTAATAGATAAGGTTTTTTATTGTGTACAATATGATCTACACCTACCATGTAAGCTCTGGATACTCTACTTGCTTTTAATACAAGTTCTCTTTCTTCATCACTTAATATATATGGTGACGCCTCTGCGCCTCTGTGTGTGTTTGATCTAAAGTCATAACTACTGTGAGTTCTTTTTGTACTAGCAAAAATTTTATTATCTATTACGAAAGTTCTTACATCAAAACTACTAGGCATATATTCTTGTATTAGAAGTTCGGCCTCTAGTTTCCACATGGCTTGTACAGTCGCCACCAAAGCTTCGTATGTATCAATCTTAATAACACCAACACCTTGTGTACCTGTAAGTGTTTTTAGAATTAATGGAAATTTACCACCAATCATATCTACACCACTTTTGATATTATTTTCGTTTGTAATGAATGCTGTTTTTGGAGTTGGTAAACCAAATTTCTCAAATAGTAAAGCTGTTGTTAATTTATTATCACAAGTCAACATTGCTGCTCTTGTGTTTACCATAAACGCTTGTGAGTTTTGAAAAGATGATATTAAAGATAACCCAGCTTCATCTTCAAGTGCGCCACCTCTAGTTATACAAACTGTATCTCTACCTGTAAAAGTATGTTCAGCACCTTTGCCGTCATAGTTTGATACAGTCAAAGTACCTTTGTCTTCATCTTTTGAAGTGATGATTGTAGTTTTAGTATTTACAATAATACATTCAATCTTTTTTTTCTTACATGCTTTTGTAATTAAATCAGCTGTTGTATTTTCTTTAGGGTCTTGTGAATCAGCTACTGTGACAATAGCTACTGTGATAGATTTATCTTTACGACCTATATCTGTTTCTGTTATATATTCTCTAAATTTAGGAACCAACATTTATTCATTCTCTGGTTTTGTTTCTTCCTTAGTTTCTTCAACTTTTTTACCAATATTATATTTAGCAGATAGTATCCATTCTTTTTTTTCTTTAAAAGGTAATACTTTTATTTGAGATAATGGTGCCTTATTTTCAGCTTGTGTTCCATTTACTATATCAATTAAATTCCAATCTTGTAATAAGATGGATATGGTATTTCGTCTTTGAATATCGTTTTCAGATAAAGTTGCTTTCTTACCGTCTAAAGCAAATAGTTCTTTAAAGTGTGTGATGTAATACTTACCTTGTTTGTGTAAGATATGACAAGATTGATATAGTGTTTTATCTTTTCTACTAGCGACACCAATTCGTGTCAATGTTTCTCTAATTTTTAGGAAGTCGTCTGGTTGTTTGATAGTGACCTCTAACATACTGTCCACTGACCAATTTACAATTTCTTCATTCATTTTGTTCTCCCACCTTTTAATAAGGTACCTTTTATATGTTCAATTTGTTTATCAGTTAGTATGCTGAGAGCAGATTTGGCTTTCTCATTGCTATATCCATAATACTCTTTTACATACTCTAAATTCTTCAACTTGGCTTGTGATAACCACTTGCCACCAAATCGCTTCTTTTTTCTAATACTATTTATGTAAAAATTAAACTGGACATTCTTCTCTAAAAAGTGATAGCCATTCATTTCATTCGCTTGAGCTATACAGTCGTAGTGCATGGAAAGACACTTGTTTATTACAAAAGGAGGGTATTTCTTCTCCCATGTAAGGTCATCTGTGTCTAGTAATTTTTCCTTAGTGAAATTAATTGCATTAAGATAGTCTGATAATTGATACATAATATAAACTTGACTTTCTATTTTTTTCTATTGTGTCTATTGTGACCTTTGTGACTACCCATGTAATACTCGCTTGGTTCATAATTCCAAACTTTGCCATGATGTCCTCTGATGTCAGCCCAAAACATTCTTAATTTTACTATAATTTTTCTATATAAAGTTCTTTTCGCCATTCTATTCTCTTATTTAAATTTACAACTTGCCATTATTTCTGTTAGACAAGCAATCATATTTATTTCTTGATCAGCAACAAACGCAGATTTATATTGGTATCCAGCCAAAATAAGTATGGATTGAGGAACAGATTTAGAATCTAAACTTGTATAAAGAAGTTCGTATATGGTTCTAAACAAATGAGAAGGTTCTTTATCTAAATTTTGAACAACCCATTTTCTCATATCGTTGAATCTCTTATCTTTTAAAGACGCTACAAGTTCTTTTGTATTAACTTCTGATAAATTAAACAATATACCACTATCAATTTTACCCCTTACAGAGTATCTTTGTAGTTCGTTTATTGTTCTTCTAAAGTCAGGATAATACTTTTGAATCAACTCTGCTAAGACATTCTTATCAAACTCTATATCTTCACCCTTTAAAACGCCTTCCATGCGCTTCATAAACGCCACAGCAGTCTTTTTGACTTGACCATTGTTGATCTTAAAGTCAATTACTGTACAACGACTATGTAGGGCTGGTATGATTTTATTCTTATAATTACAAGTAAATATAAATCTACAATTCTTATAAAAGGTTTCAATGAAGTTTCTTAACGCTGGTTGAACACTATCAGCATTCATATAATCAGCCTCGTCTATTATAACAACTTTATGATTAGCGTCTTCAGTAAGAGAAACAGTAGAGGCAAAGTTTTTAATTTTACTTCTAACTGTATCAATT